AAGAAAGGTAATCGTAAGGTCAAGCTGACCCGTGACGATATCGAACTTGCCAAGAAGTGGAACATCCCACTTGAGCGGTACGCCAAAGAAAAGGCGAAGGCCGAAAAAGCGACGGCGGTGGGCGACTATACGTCCATCAATGTTGGTTAATACGCGGAGGACGAAAACATGAGTGAAAGTAAAACACGTACGAGTCGAGTTGATGGTGGTCGCAAGACCGAAGAACGATTTGATGATGAGTTTACCGAACCTAATTGGTTGTCAATTCCCGATTCTGTAATTGACCGGTTCAAAGATCAAGGCCTAGTACTTCGCTGGGTCCGCATTATGATCAACGGACAGGACGACTATAAGAACGTAGGCGACCGACAGAACGATGGGTGGACTTTTGTCGAACCGAACGATGTACCAGAAATGATGGCTAATTCTCGTGTCGTGGACGAGGGCCGATTTGAAGGTTGTGTTGTCCGTGGTGACGTTGCTCTCGCAAAGGCTTCTGCAAAGCGTATGCAAAGCAGACAGGAGTTTTACGAGAACCGATCTCGGACAATGATGGATAACGTAAATGCTCAGTTGATGCGTCAGTCAAACTCAGCAATGCCGATCCATAACACCTCCAAATCATCTGTAACTAAGGGAAGGACGCCTTCCTTTAATGATTAAGGAGTAACATTATGGCTTTGTCGAAAGCACTTAATGGCTTCGTCCCCTCGCGTCGTCGTGGGTCTGGTGCGAACAGCACCGGTTCCAGCCGTTATCGTGTTGCCAACGCCTTTGGCAGCAACATTTTCTACGGTGACCTCGTTAAATTGGACGGTGGCTTTATTGAACCGATCACCTCTGCTGGTAGCTACAGCACGGGTGCCTTTCAGGGTTGTGAGTACATTGACCCTGTAACGAAGCAGCCCACCTTCTCGAACTACTATCCGAGTGGTGTCTCTTCGGCTGTTGGTAACGTGACGGCGTTTGTCGTTGACGATCCGGCAGCTACCTACATTGTTCAGGCCGACGCCTCCGTGTCCGTTGGCGACATCAACCTGAACTTTGACGTGACGCTTGGTGCGGGTTCTGCCGTGACCGGTATTTCCGGCTTTGGTATTATCGCAACCAGCCGTCAGGAAACCACTGGCATGGTGCGTATCCTCGACATCTACAACGAGCCGGGTAACACCTTCTCGGATGCAAATCCGAAGGTTGAAGTCCGTATCGTTCAGCATGTAGATGCCGATGTATCATCGCATGATGAAAACTAAGGGGAGTAATTAACAATGGCTATTAACCGCAGTAATATCGCAAAGGAACTGCTCCCCGGCCTCAACGCTGTCTTCGGTGTTGAGTATGGTGATGTAAACGACGAGCATGTTCCTCTGTTCGACGTCGAGAACTCGGACCGCAGCTTTGAAGAGGAAGTTCTCTTCACCGGCTTCGGCTCGGCTCCGACCAAGACCGAAGGTTCGGCTGTTCAGTTTGACACTGCACAGGAATCGTACACCGCACGTTACAACCACGAGACTGTCGCTCTCGCCTTCTCAGTCACTGAGGAAGCGATGGAAGACAATCTGTACGACACCTTCTCGAAGGTTCGTGCCCGTGGTCTGGCCCGTGCGATGGCGAACACCAAGCAGGTGAAAGCTGCCGACATCTTCAACAACGGCTTCGCGGCTGGTGACTATGCCATCGGTGACGGTCAGGCGTTCTTCAGCGCCGATCATCCGACCATCGGTGACGGTACCCAGTCCAACCTTGCCGCTGCTTCGGACCTGTCCGAGGCTGCTCTTGAGACGATTCTTACGAACATCCAGCTTATCAAGGATGATCGTGGTATTCTGATCGGCGCGGGTGCTGTGTCTCTGCACATCCCCCCGGCCCTCCAGTTCACCGCTGAGAAGATTCTCATGTCGCCGGGTTCGACGAACGGCACGAATAACTATGCCAAGAACGACATCAACGCCATTCGTGCGATGGGTGCTGTTCCGGGCGGTTACTTCGTCAACCGTCGTTTCACCGACACGAACGGCTATTTCATCAAGACTGATGTTCCGAACGGTGCGAAAATGTTCAACCGTACGCCCTTCAGACGAAGATGGAAGAAGACTTCGACACGGGTAACCTCCGGTTCAAGGCTCGGGAGCGTTATAGCTTCGGTGTCTCTGACTGGCGCGGTTACTTCGGCTCTGCCGGTAGCTAATAGCTACTTGTTAAGCCAATTTCCGTGTGTGATAATCGGGGAGGCTGGGAAACTGGCCTCCCCTTTTTATTGAAGGACCTGTAATGGCTACTAACATCAACTATGCTTTTGTGTCGTTTGTCTCGACCGTAGGCGGTCCTCTCCTCAAGGTGGAGAATGACGCTACACTGACCGACACCCGGATTCATGGTGTCCACGCAACCGGCGTCGGCACGTTCACCATCAACGATTTGTCGATGGAACCTCCACCACCAAAATTAAATTCGTC